CAGAGGACAAAGATTTAATACACTCGGGAAAAGTTGCAACTTTATATACAGATCATCTAGGTAGAAACTTCCATCCTGGACTTTTCGCAACTGCTGGAGAGCTAAATGAATTTGAAAAGATTGTTAAAGGTCGTCTTGTCATGGATGCGAATCCAGACCGTTTGATTAAGATTGCCCCTGGTCTATGCCGCCAAGTTAACTTCTCCTTCTCTAAAGAGGTTCTAGATATGGTAGAAGAAGAGCTAACTGGATACCTATCGAATAAGCGCAATGGTAAGGTTTATTTTGTTAGCGGCAAACCTTATACATACTATCTAAATCGTAAGGATACTGACAGTATCGAAGTCAGTGTTAACAATGCTGTTGATCTACTAGATAATGAAGTGTCTCAGCAAATCGCTACCTATATGAATAACCTTCCTATTGGATTGTTTGAAGAAATTATCGAGCAGAATCTTGATTCAGCTTTACTAGAAGTAACTAGATTCATCGAGAATAAAGAGGTTAGAAGTCAACAGCTAGCGATTCTAAATGGTATTGCAGATCAACCTAAAGTTTATTACCGCCCCTCGAAGAATAATAACACTGATAGACTCTTTGGATATGGAACCAATATTACTGGTCTAAAGAAGGAAGTAAGAAAGATTCTTACTAGAGGATGGTTTGAATGTGATGCTAGAAATCTTCACCTAGCTATCGTGGCGAAGCTATGGAAAGTAGAGAGTCTACAATCCTTTCTAGCCAGTGGTAAATCCTTCTGGAATCTTATCCAGGACGCTCTACAAACCGATTCAGTTAAGGCCAAGGGTTATATTAAGGAAGCTACTTATGGCCTTGTCTACGGCATGTCTAAGAAGAATCTGATAGCTAGACTGAATGAACAACTTGGTTCTGGCATGGGTGAAAAGTTCTTACAGATTGACCTTATTAAAGACATTCTTAGTGCTCGCACTGAAGCAATGTCTTTCTATATGAATACTGGTAGTATCGTCGATGCTTACGGTAAGTCATTCAAAGTAACCAAGGATAACATCCTTTCTCTTATGGCGAGAGTCTGTCAGTCATACGAGCAGAAGTTAATGCTCTCTATCTATAAGCTTACTGATAAGTGCAATGATGACTTCTTTATTACTCTCTATCAATTTGATGGTCTATCAATCAAGTTCAACTGTAATAAAGAAGAGTGGATCAAGACCATTACCAATACTTTCAATCAGGCGGCATTAGAAATGGGCATTTATACAACACTAGCCTGGTCATTCTTAGATGAAATTGAACAGTTAGTAGAGGAGGAAGTACCCGTTATTGATGTCGCAGTTATGCAAGAACAGGCTGCGATCTACAAGACTGAGCTTACTGACTACTCAGTATACTGTTACTTTCTAGGTCTTAGTGATGAGTGTCTGAAAGAATTTATCAATAGGTCCAATAAGAAGAGAATTATAGATTCGTCGAGAGCACTATTAATCAAAGGTCTATTTTATTAACTGCGCCGATTCTATGTCATCTTATGAATAGCCCTTATGGTTAATTCTATACACTGTTCTGAGGTTAATTAAGCGGGCGACTGTCTTCAGCTACCTTGAATTAAATGGAAGACTTTCTTTTCTAAGCGGCGCGCCGCTTAGAAAAGAAAGTACTAGGTTTAGTCATGGACTCTTCTAAAAAGGCGGTCATACTAGAACGTATACAGAATGCCATCAATAACTCCCTAGCAAAGCTTGTTGCATTGTTATGGAGATTTGAACGGAAAGCTATTAGGAAGCATTTTAGAGGTGCTTCTAGTACTAGTAGATCAGAAAGAGGAGAAACCTCTTGTAGAGCGTTTGAAGAAGAAATAGATAGGGTTATTTATATATGAATTAAAAGGAGACTTTTTTAAAAGTCTCCGAGTGTATTAAATGTTTTCACTCAGAAACATGAGTATATATACAGGAAGTAATAATAATAACTACCTAACTTACCTATTATTTAAATAAAAAAGGCGCCTTATTACGGGCGCCTTTTAAGGAGTAACTATCTAAAAGTTAACTATACTCAGTCCCCTTTTTGATACATCTGTTGTAGCTCTTCAATAATCTTCTTTGTAGTTTCTGTAGGCTGCTTATTCTCAGCTCTAAGAATCTCTGATCTAGCATATTCCTTTTGACGTTCTAACTCCCTTCTAATAACTTCCTTGTGCATCTTAGCTTGCTTCTCTCTTTCTTTTAGATATGCGTCTTTTAGTTCCATTGCTTTTTCTCCTGTTATGATTGGATTTAGTAAGGTTCCTTCTCTTAGATCATCAGCCAATAGCTTTACAAAGGACTGCATAACAGCAGTAGCTGCTTCAAAATACTCGCTGTAAATTGTATAGAGCGCCCGCTCTGTATAAATTGGTAATAGCTTGCTGGTATATGTAATCTTCATGCGCTTTACATCTTGCATATCAACTGGCTTAATACCCTTTGGCTTTGGTCCTCGCTTCTTAGGATTACACTTACGTTCATACTTTTCTTTATATCGTAGATATCTTTTTCTTTTCTGCGCCTCAAGAAATTCTTCTTTAGTTGCGTAATCCTTTCGATAGATTCTCCTTACTGATGTCTCTTGTACTGGCTCTGATTCAGTGTCATTGATTGGTGTCGTTTCCATAGATATATAATGACAAAATAATTATTTAATTACAACAAAATAATTATTTTTTTATCTTTTTCTTTGCATTAATTATTTTTTATTTTACTGTTTAAGTATGGACAAATTAATCGCAATTCTAGACGCACTCATCTCAGGACTATGGTTTTGGTTTATCTTTGTCTGTTTAGTATTTCTACTTTGTGTCGTCGGTGAGTTCGGCCTAAAGAAGCTTCATCAACTATTCGTTTATATCGTCAGAAAGGTTTCTGGTTATCCCTCACAAGTGCAGGATTAATTCAGCTAGCAGAGTAATCTAAGAATCTCTTCTATATCCATCTCTAGTTGTTCCTCTCTCATCATCGACTCACTCAGTTCAGTAAGCGGCTCAAGATTATCAGTACTAGGTAGGTTTGTTAGAGCGACATTAACTAATCGGGTTACATAGTCATTCTTGTCTAACTTGATTACTGGAGACAGATATCTATATTCCTTTTTCTTTAGATACTCAGCTCCTCTATCAGTCCACTTAATGTTCGTCATACGAATCCCTTCTTCTTTCATATCTAGATCGAACCAGGCGGCTGCTATACCATCTTCTGGTGACTTAGGATTAAGAGAGGCATGGTTGAAGTCTATAAACAGTTTGGTGCCTCTTTTCATATATGTTGTCATGACTTCCTTGGCATGTTCTTTATCCAAATAGTATGGACCTTGAGTTGTATCAGTCTTTCCAATCTTTAGTACAAGGATTTCTTTTGGAAGTCCAGAAGATGCATCAAGTTCTATGGTTGAATTTCTAATTTTCATATCACAAGGATAGTGGTACTTCGCTATCCTTGGAATTAATCTTGCAAGCCGCGCTTGCAAGATTAATTCGTGCAGAAATAATTCATGCTTATAAATTATTTTTTTCATCTAACATTTATTACATGGATAAATTAACCGCCACTCTAATCTGGATGCAATACAATGTTGAGGAAGTGAAGGAAGGATTTATTCCTCGAAAAGAGGAATCTTTTTATTGGCGGCCACGTAATCTAAGAAGGTTTACAACTAGCCCTTTTATACCAGAGATACAGCAATATACTAAGTCTACTTACTGCATGCCTAAAGGATTAATAAGATATAAAAAATTCATTGCCGCCATGATGTATAGATACTCTTGTAAAAGGAGAGTAGTAGTAGTATATAAATACAGCTCACCAAAAAAATATCTAGGCGCCACAAAGAAAAAATATTATCTACCTACAAAGAACTAAATGGAAGCGCAGGTTCTATTCAATCCAAGTGCTAATTATGCAGCCATAGGCTGAAAGATTGACCTATAAACATCTCTTTAATTTTAGGGCTAATCTTACGAGCAGTGTATCGCTTATGAGATTCACCTATCAGAGTTACCTATAGATTGTATTTTCCGGCTCTGGTTGTGAATTAAATGGAAGCTTTAGCTTCCATTTAGTTCTAAATGTAGCCGTCTTCGGCTACATTTTAGATATGAGCACTACATACACAGGAACACCTAGTTTAACCAATACAATTCAGATTCCTCAAGATTTGGATAATGCCGACGCAGCTTCAGTAAACGTATCAGCTAAGGCTGAGATTGATAACCAAGCAGCTTTATTCCAGTTATACGGACAGATTATGTCTTCTACTTCTCCAATAAAAATACAGTGTACTGATGGAGTTACTATTAAAGTTTCTCCTCTCAGTAGCGTTTTGTTAAACGTCGCAGGTACTTGGAATACGCTTCTAACGACTACAGAATCTAACGTGACGGCAGCTAATGTTGAAGGAGGTGGTGGTGTATTCGTAGCTAATACATGGTACTACCTGTATGTATATTCATTAGCAGGTGTGGCGGCATTTCAATTAACAACCACAGTACCAGATGGATATAGATTATATAAGAATGGTTCATTCGGCTTTAAGTATTTATGCGCCGTTAGAACAGATGGCTCGGCCAATGTAATTCGTTTCACTAAATACAACGGTATGACTATCTATTCAGGTTTAGAAAATATTGGAACTGGTCCGCCGCCACCCCCAGACACTAACAATATTACTGCTCTAGCTTCTAGTAACCGTATTCCAATAACAGCGACGATCGGTAAGTTTGGTGTTCTAATTAACACAACTCCTAGTGGATTAAGTGGAGAAATAAGATTCTATTCAAGTGGTTTGGTTACAGATCCATATATATCAGTTACCTATCCAGGCAATGGTTATCAAAGCTTATACTTTGATTCACCTGTCGATATTTCTCAGCAGCTTTGGTATAAGGTCCAACCATTTACAGGAGTTACTCCTGGTATTTCATACTACTGTATTGGCTATTATGAATAGCGGCGCACTTACTTAGTGATAGGTTAATCTTACAAGCGGCGCGCCGCTTGTAAGATTAGGTCTTGTAGATTAATCTTGTAGCCGAAGGCTACAAGATTAGTACCAAATGTAACGGTACTCCGTTACATTTGTGTTATGAAAATTAAATCACTGCATGAAGAAGCATTCATTAAAGCGCTAGAACTAAGTATTAAGACTCTCGCATCTATGAGTAATGATCTGGATGTGGCTGAAAGGACTGGTAATCAGCAGCTAAAGAAGTATGTATATTCAAACTTTCCTAAGCTGTTCGAGGTATTACATAAGTCTAGTGAGGAGTTTAGAGAGAAGAATGTTATCGAAGATAGAGAGGGGGATGAGATCTAATATAAAAAAAATGGGAGCATCGCTCCCATTTTATATTCAGTCTTTAAGTTGTTTAAAAAGTACTATGGATTTTTAATCTTTTCCCTATTTTTAGTACAAAATTCTTCCCACTCTTTATCAAGATCTTCGATGGTCTTAGTGCCTTTTAGAATCTCAGTATCTTGTTTCACACTCTCCTTTTCAGATCCCGTCTCAATAATATCCCTAATAAAAGAATCCAACTTATATATCATCTCGGCGAGACAAGAAGTTAGGTCAAAGTTTTCTGGTTCATTGAAATTGAAAGCGTGTTGCTGCGCAACAAGATTCACGACTTGGTTATAATACATAGCATCGTCACCAAGAAGATCGTGGAGTTGTTTAAAAATCTTTGTGTGTTTCTTAACCTTTTCTACACCCTTCTTATGAAACTCTTCAAATTGTTGTTTTTGTTTTTCGAGGGCCGCCCTTTTAGATCGAACCACACTGAATACAATGTCTCGAAGAGATGTATCTAAAAGATATCTATCATCTTTTGAACAACCTAACATGGCGCTCAGTGTATCGCTGATCTCAAAAAGTTTATTAGAGACAGCTTCATAATACTTTCCGCTGTTATAGTCGATTTTAAATTGTGCGTCGGTTTTGGTGCTTTCTGCTGTTTGTTTAGTTTCCATATTTAAAGTATAAAAAATAATTAAATTAATGCAAACAAAAATAATTATTTTTTTATACTTTTTTTCTATTATTTTTTTTACTTATAGCTCCGGTGTAGGTATCGTATTTGGATACTCCCAGTTTTCTATAATTCTATGTATCGAGTAAGAGCCTGGAATCCATCCCCAAATAGTACCATCGTTATAATTAGGCTGGCCCCAGATAGGAGCGAAGCCAGTAATATCAATGAATATAATTCCTCTACACATCGTCCAGGCTGGCTTTAACTTCTTTATCGTCTCAACCATATAGGCTAGTAGATCCTGATCTCCAGATACACTTCCCCACTTTATTGCTCGCCCACTGCCGCTAACATTCCACTTACCTACTTGAGGACTGCCCCACTTATTAGGTAGGAATGTATGAGGTTGTTCTATCAATACCCAGAAATTAGACCAGAAGTTATTAGCGGCTTCGATGGTTGGATTTAGATCTACTATAGGCAGGGTCTTAGAAAAGATGCCTGGAGCCGTTTCTAGATATTGTGGAACGATTATTATATTAGGGAAGCCTGTAGCATCTTTTAGTTCAGTGATCAATCTAGAAGGCGTTCCAGATGTATTCCAATAGTCCCAGGCTTTACCTAGTTTGATGCGCCACTGTTCTGTACTAAAGGGAGGTGGCTTTCTAATGTTGTAGTCCTTACCGATATAATCTAGAGCTACTGGATCAATAGCTGTTTGAGTGTAAGCATTTAGCATAGAGTTCATAAGAGAATCGCTCACATCATCCTTCATCTGACCCGATGCTTCTTCAAATTTATTTTTGTATTCATCCTTTTTGAAATAACCAGGAGCTAGAGATGGTTGGTAGTCTTTAAATCGCATACCTACAAGGTAGCTGAGTACAGCTACTTTGAGGACTAATTCTGCACGCTGCGCGTGCAGAATTAACTATAAGATATATGTAAATGTAGGTAAAGGTACTGGTTATAAAGATGATGGAAATTGAAAATTTCCCGAGTGTATTAAATTTTCTCACTCTGTTTTACCGATATATATACAGGAAGAATATTAATAAGAAAAAAAAATATCAACCTTAAGACTAAATTTATACGGTTTTACACCAGCTACTAGGCATACAGAAGAGACTAAAAAGGGCGCAGTTTGCGCCCTTTTTTATTGGAGAAGGTGATTGTTATTGAACTTGTTGAATTAATTTCTTGATTTCTTTGTTATCTACACCTAACACAATCATTCTACGGATTAACGAACAAGGGAAGCATAGAATACATCCTTCATGGTTTGCATATTCTGATTCGGTAGTTCGTAGGAACAAATCCTTTAGTTTGCTAATCTCATCCTTCATATCTCCAATAAGAATGTGAGCAGTTACACTAACAGTACCGTCATCTAATGTCTCAGTGTTATCAATAACAAATGTGGCGACTGAACCATAGGTTTGGAGCAAGGGATGTGTAGACAGGTTAACTTCTTCTTCTCTAACTGAAATGTCAATTTTATTCGCAATTAAATTATAAAAATCCTCAGTGAGACTATCAGCTAAAAATACTAGATCAATTTTATTTTGACTAATTGTTAAGGATTTGGTGGTAAAAGTGTAAATTGGGTGTCCTGATCTAGATAAGAAAAGTCGTGTGTCCATAAATAAATACTAACAAATTAAGTAATAATGTTAAAACTTTTTTTATTTTTTAATAAAAAATTTAATAACATACATTACTTTTTATTCCACCACTATCGCAGATAGCTTTTATATCTACATTAGAAAATTGTATAGGATTTAGGTTCTTATGATCTTGATATCCAGGCGAACACAAATTACCTTGACCCGTTCCTGTATGTCCATCTAATCCAAGCACATGACATACTTCGTGTCCAATAACAATCAACTGTAATTTAGTTGAATCTTCATTCTTAAAAGCTTCTAAAAAGTTAGGACAGATATAAATGTTTTTGAAGTCATATTTATTTACATAAGCAAGTACATCACTTTTAGTATATCCAGCAGCTACTTTGCAACTTGGACATTTACAAACTGGGTCGTAAACGATGTTAATACCATTGGTTGCTTTGTCGCTTACTTGCATACCGAACTGTGCCACTCTATCTGTAACAGCTTGCTTAACCACCTTCTTATCGAACTGCGCCGGAAGTGATTGATCTACAGTTACTTTTATTGGTACGCCAGCTAACCAAGGGGAAGAAGATGGATCGCATGCAGATAAGATAAATATAAGAGTTGATAGTAAAAAACCTTTATTAGTATTCATTTTAGTTTCCTTACATATATTTTATAACAGCTTTACTGAAGCTGTAAATCAAAACACTTCTGTAGTTGATGTGCCGCGCAGCGGCACATCAACCACTATTAACGATCTTTACCGCCTTTATCCTGCCAATAGAAAGCCGTAACACTGATAGGTTTATTAGACAGAGAGAAGTCTCTTTTTACTGGACTAACAGCTTGAGCTTCGCATTTACCAGTCTTTCTATTGCAGTAAGTATTACCTTCGCACGGTGGGCAATCTTTACTTTCTTCAGCCACTTTAGCATCAGGCTGAAAGGGTGTACTTACTGATTGAGTATTTCTTTTGGCTCGAATAATAAGTACTTCATCAGGCTGACAAGATGCAGAAAACATAAGTAATGAGAGTAGTAGTTTACGCATGGTTATTTTTACCATATTTAATTATTACTTCCTTTAGCTCTTTTAGTCTTTCATTAGCTTTTGAAACTATTAACTTTTCTACTTCCTTCATAACCTTCTTAGTTCCGAAGTATAGAAAAACTAAGATAACTAGAGTGATAACTAATGGTATGAAATTTAATCGTATCAGTGTGACATCACCACCTTCGTCGATAACCTTCTGTAAATAAGTATTAGAAACCACTGTATACATGGTTAGTAAGACTCCGTATCACATAGCCCGGCAGCTATACGCCAGCCTCTAGGATCAGTGCTGATAGAACCATTATTCGCTTTCGGTACTGGCGTAATACCGCCTTTGATATAAGGATGGATCTTTCTATTACCTACTTCAGATAACCATTCAATAGCCTCTTCTTTTCTAGATTTCCAATTCGCATCATACGAACCAGATTCCGGCGAGTAACCTTCTCTGAATACTAAAGTGTAAGCTGCTATACAACAGACATTTTCTATAAGCGACATATCATAGTCAGTAAGTGGAAGCGTATATCTTCGCATTAAATAACTATCAGCTAGAGAAGAAGCTGCTACAAGTGCATATGCTTTTTCATCATCAGAAAATTCATTAGTAATAGATCCAGAACCTCTCTTATTAGTACCTTCCAAATCATTGAAGTTTAGCAGTGGGTTAGCTGTTCCATCAGGCCATAGATAGATACCTTGCGAATATCCCTTCTTTATAGTACTGAGGACAATCTTTCCGGCCTCGACTGAAGCTACAATATCATCCATCTGTATAGCGGCAGCTACTTGGTTGATACTCGTATAGTTGGATGGAAAAGTAAAAACGAGAACTGAACTAAGTTCTGAATCAACTGTTACTTGATATTTGAGTGTCTTACCTAATAGAGCATATCCAGAAGGTTGTACTAGAACTCTGGACTTAATAACCGCCGCCTTATGATCTCGTGGCAATAGCAAGTTATCTAAGTCCTGTATCGACGCATATGAGTTTCCAATTCCTCCTAGATTGTTACTTAGCATTAATTGTGTTGGCATACTTTCAAAGTATATGAGTACAGATAATTTGAGTACTAATCTAAGAACTTTCTAAGCGGCGCGCCGCTTAGAAAGTTAGTCCTTAAAAGGCGCCCATAATAAGGCGCCTTTTTTTTATTTAAGTAATAGATAGGTTATTGACCTGTTATGCTCTAACAACCGGCGTGAAGCCTAAGACAAGTTCAATATACTTTGCATATCCATATGGCAGAATCGAGGCAGTAATCTTTAGAGTCTGACTCTGTAGAAGATTAATACTTCTATCTACTTGAACTACAAGACCTACAATGTCTGACTTTAGACCAGCCATTAGATAGTTAGTTACCTGGACCTCAACATTTCGAGCATCTATTACATAGATCGTTCCATCAGCATTAACTCTAAACTCAGCATTAATGAACTGTTTACTGATGGCAGTTAGTAGAGTAGCCGCTCTGTCCATAACTCTTCGATACTGTAGATAAGTAAAATCACTACCTGGCGAAGCAAAGGTACGACCGTTGGTGATATAGAAACCAGAGATATTCTTAAACTTACGAAGAGTAGTAAACCTACTTACATCTAGCCCAGGTTTAGAATCTTCATTATGATAGATACCGTACTTACCGCTACTCGATGATGGAGTTAGAACAAGTGGAAGTGGTCCACGAGCTACTTTACCAAGATCCTCACGAAGAGGAATTAGTGATTCACGAGCTGATACAATGTGAGCACAGTTACGAATGTTATAGTCTCTATTCGCTTGTGAATAGATATCAGCAGAACCTGCGCAGACACTCACTCGATCACTAACAAAGGCTACCCAAGTAGAAATTAGTGAGTTCATCCAAGCATCTTCAGTTTCACCGCTTGCTGTCTGTGAACCAGTATATTGAATAAGAGCGCCGCCAATAGCAGTTGAAGTTCCATCAACCTTTAGTACAGTCTTACCTTTGATAGACTGAGTAACGATCTGTAGTTTGTTTCCACTAGCTAGTACAGTGAACAGACCGCCAGTAAATGACTGAACATTTAGAGCAGTAACTAAGCTACCAATGGTGGCGTAAGCACCAGCTACGAATGTAAAGGTCTTAGTAATTTGGTAAGTCTGACCAAAATCGTTGCTGATCTGAATCTTCAAAGTTTCGCCACCAACGAAAGTCATAGGGAAAGTATTAGTAGCTGATTCTAAAACAGCCTGCATATCCATATCACGAGCTTCAACAAAAGCGTGAACATATCGTTCATTTGTCTGAGCTACAGTCATGTAACTAGCGACTGTAGTAGCAATGGCAGTGTCACAAACACCGACAAGGTGAACTGCTTCCCAAGTACGATCATCAGCTAGGAGAGCGATCATGCCGTTGGCTACGTCAGTGTTATTGAAAGTAGATGCTGTGGTCGGGAACTTCCAACTATCATTAAGCATCAAACCATTTACACCGTTACTGAATGTAAAAGTTAGACCAGTTTCTGTTGCTGTATAAGCTCCGCCTGCTGGAATAATTAGGCTATCGGTAAAGGTAAGACCGTTATCAATCGAATACTGGAAAGCTGGATATGGTGAAGTACCTACTTTTCCGGCACGAGAAATAGTAACAACGATCTGATAATCATTGGTTGGAGTTCCAGTTACAGCTAGAACGCCATCACTAGCAGTTGGTGAAGTGACTAGCGAAGCAACAATCGTGCCAATAGAACCAGCAGATGAAGCTGCTAGCTTCATAGCATAGACTGGGCCGCCAGCACCAGCTAATAGAACTGAAATAGCATCTAGTAACTTGCCGTATCCGAGGGATGTTTTAGCATCCTGAATATTACTAAATGAATAGAGTTGGTTTACGTTTCCGCTCGAACAATTGCCCATCTTAACTTGAATCCCAGTAGGATTCTGATCAACAATGCCGAGAGAGCCGTCTAGAATAGTAGTTGATTTAATTCCTGGTAATGCCATTTTGTATTTTCCTTTATTAAATGTAGCTGAGTACTAATATATTTAGAATTAAATGGTGCCGCTGCGCGGCACTATTTAAGCCACTACTTAGCCGAGTATCCTTCTGCCTTCTTTAGACCAGCATCAAACTGCTCTTCTGTTAGCACTTCATCTGGTATCCATTGGTTTAGAATCTTGGCCGATTCATATAGCCAGCTCTTATCTGAATAGATGTCAATAGCCATCTCTCCAGTCAGTGAGTTGATCTCGCCGCTATACTTAACAGGTAGCTTGATTTGACGCCACTCTTCGATACTCTTCATTGGTTGTTCTGTAGCTTGTTCTTTCTTTGCCATATAGAAAATATAAGTCATGCAGCGTAAAAAGAGAAATATTACTTCCAAAAAAAGAAATTCTATTCAATCCTCTATCTGAGGAAAAACACATGGCAAAAATTACCCCAGAACAATTAGAAGATCTAAAGTCAGAATTAATTACTGAACCATACGTATTTGAGTATCGTGGTGACGACTACGTATTCACTACTCTAACTAAGGTCGGCCTAAAGAATCTGCGCAAGTTACAGGAAAATAAGATTATGAAGGAAGATGATAAGGAGACTCAACTTATTGAACTCTTTTTCTCTCACTGCATTTGGCCGGAAAAAGAAGCAGTGGATGCTATTAGAGAAGCTGACGGTCTATTTGAATTTCATATTCTTCAACAATTCGGTTTAATTCTCAAACCACAGAAGTAGGTTTTAAGTGAATCTATTAGAAGAACTGAAAGAGTTAGATAAGAGTGTTGAGTATCTTTGTTTAGATAAACAGAAAGCCACTATATGTATTGAGAAGTTTATAGCTACTCTTAAAGGCGAGGAGAAAGAATCTGAAGAAAGTTATGAAGGTCTTTTACTTCTAGTAGACACCGTATGTACGTTCAACCTATTTATGAAATCATTCTTAACGAAGCCCGTAGATAATGATAATCATATCAAGGATGGGCCTAAAACAAAGAAGGAGGCTAGTAAGTTAATCGAAGAATTAAACGTACCTAAAGAGGTTCTAGATATGAAATGGAAAGAGGTTTTTAACAAAGGCAAAGACATACTAAAAGGATCACTACAAACAACTAAGAAAACAAAGTTTAGTAAGTAAAAATAAACCTATAACTTAATCTAAGAACTTTCTAAGCGCTTAGAAAGTTAGCCCTTAAAAGGCGCCTTATTATGGGCGCCTTTTTTATTTAAGTATTAGGTATAGGTTAGGTAGATTTAGATCTTCTTCCTGTATATATACTTGTAGTTCAGAGGACAAAGATTTAATACACTCGGAGACTTTTTTAAAAGTCTCCTTTTAAATTACTTATATCTGAAAAAAATAAAGGTAATAAGTACGTTCTTGGGCGCAAACATACAGAGGAGGAGAGAGCAAAAATGAGTGAAGCTAGAAAAGGTAAACCTCCTTGGAATAAAGGTATGAAAAAAATATTTCTTGAAAATTAGAAGACACGTAAAGATAGATAAAGGATAAATAAGAAATGTTAGCAAATACATCAAACCCATTAGATTACGCTCAGTATATTAACGGAGTTGTTTACAGTTATCAAGATCTAACCATTGCCATTTCAACTGACAAGAGGCTTGAAATCAAAAATGAATTCTCAGCATTTGATTACGATTGGACTGTCAGTAAACAGAAGTTTACGGGTCTAGCTCCAACTCCAGTTGGTTATACATCTGGCGATGCTGAGTTTAAAGGTTCTATGACACTATCTGTACAAGATTCAGAAGAGTTGTGCCGGGCTTTAGCTGAATCGGGAGGGGTTGGTATTAGTCGTGTACCTTTCTCTGTTGCTATCAGTTATGGACCTCTTTTAGGACTAAATGGTCAGATATACTTCCAGCAGGATATTCTATATGGATGCTTTATTACTAGTGGTTCTAACTCACATTCAAGTGGTTCAGCACTTACTAGAAAGCATGACTTTGTATTCTGTAACCTTTCTCAGAACGGTATTTCTGTAGTCTAAGTAACAATGCGCGAGCTTAGCTCGTGCATTGTTACCATAGTACCTACTATATAATTATTAAGTTTTCACTCTAGCAATAGATCAATACTATAAGCACATGGCAAAAGCATTTAACAAAGACGTACTTCAAGCGATCAAGGATAAATTTAATTCAGATGATTCTGATATTGGTAAGAAGCTGGTAGAAAAGATTGATTCATATCTAGAGCCTGTAACTACAGATATGAAAAATCTATCTGAATCAAGCCAGGATGAGAGTTCTAATGAAGCGGAGCCTCCTGCATTAGAAGCTCTAGAAATGGTTCTAAAAGCGATTCTAGATCAAATTACAGATTCTATTATCGATGAGGTAGTGGATAATAAATTAGAAGGCGATAACCAAATGAAAGAACATACAGATAGTTTAGACAAGTCAATGGATCATGTACTTACCATGGGCCAGCACTTCAGCAAGATGATGATGCAGCATGGAGATGAAGGTATGAAAGCCTTCTATACCAAAGCTCATTCCTTCGCTATGAAGCTAGCTGATCTTATGAAAGAACATCGTAAGTCAATGGGTCTAGAAGCATATAAAGAAAAAGAGATGCCATATTACGAGGCTTCTTTCGGCGAGAAAGTTGATGTTGATAGTATCAAGGCACTAGCAGAAAGCACTGAGCGTGTGGCTAGAGAAAGTCTTCGAGAGATGGCGCATCAACTAGAGAGTAAAGAAGGTGTTATTAAAAGTCTAAGTGAGAAGATTGAGTCATATGAAAAGGCTGATCTTATCAAGGAAGCTATTAAAGAAGGCAAGCTAACCACCGGCATGAAGCAGTGGGCACTATCACAGAAGACTGAAGATCTAAAAAGTTATCTAAAAATTGCGCCGAAAATGATTCCTACTGGAGAGATTGTTAAGGATATTGCTCCGTCAGTAATGCCAGTAGAGAAAGAAGTGGCTCTCAGCGAATATGATATGAACATGATCAACGAGTTAGGTATTTCAAAGGACCAATTCATTAAAAGTAGGAAAACAAAAAGTTATAGATAATTGAGAAAATACTTCCAATTACTTGTAATAAATTAAACGATATCAAATAGGACAAACAAAACATGGCTACAACTAAAGAACAATCAGTACGATTTGATGCTCTTATGCTTCCGGCTCTAGTAATTACCACGGATGCTGGTCAACCTCCTCTAGCTGCTGGCGAAGCTGTGCTTAAAGGCACATTCGCCATGCTTTCAGATGGTAAGGTAATGGCGGCAGTAGCTAATCCTGCTACTGGTGCGAAGCTTCTGGGAATTGCACTTGATACTTACGATGCTCGTTCATCGTTAGTAGACGTTGCGAAGAATATGGTATTTCAACGTGGAGAGTGTTGGATGAAGAGCAAGGCTGGAGATCTTCCAGACGCTATCACTTTGCTAGGTAACGTATACGTTCAGGATAATGCTGAAGTAGGCAAAACTTCAGGTGGTGCTAACGCCCTTGCTGTTAAGCAGGTTGGTTACACTTCAACCGAGACTAAGGTTCTTATTCCATAATTTTCAGTAAGATAACAACAACAAGGATAAAAAGGATAAATAAACATGTCAGGTAACGTAGGTATCGCATCACCTCAAGATATTCAGGAAATTTTTAAGTCAATCGATACAGCTTGGACTGCTATCGATTGGAAAGTTAACCCATTTTGCGAAAAGATTTCTTATTACTCAACTGCTTCCAAAGGTAAGACAAAGGTTGTACCTCTAGTCAACTCTATGTCTTCGCCAATGTACCTTCCTCTAGGAGCTGATCGACAGTTTTCTGGCGTCGAGGTATTTAAGGTTGAAGTAGAGCATAAGACTCTTATTCCATTACAGAGTATGGAAGTATTTCAGGAACAGCTTCTATCAGATGTTTACGATGTAGTCATGCTGGAGAAAATTTCTAATGGAGTTGTTGCTGGCGCACGTCAGGCTTTTTCTATTGAACTAGCTAAGACAATGATTGCTAATGCTGTTGGTTTTGACGGAGTTTCTCATATCAATATTGCTCACCCAGTTAACCAACTTCGTCCAGCTCTCGGTACTTATAGCAATGATGCTGGTGCCGTAGATATTGATGAAGCTGGCGTCGGTGCTGCTCTTGATCTTCTTATTCGAGCCCCTGACTTTAGTGGTCAGCCTGATGCAGCTCGTGTACGTAAAGTATACGTAGTTGTTCCAACTTTTCCACTATATCTAAAAGCTGCTAAGATCTTCGGTATTCCAATTACTGGTGCTGGCCTTATTGCAGCTCCAGGACCTGCTGCTGGTACTTCTGTAGCTGTTAACAGCCCATTTACCTTCAGCTTTGCTGGAACTGAGTATCAGTTTGAGCTTGTTCTAGAGCCTCTTCTATCTATGCTTCCTGGCGGATCAAGCAAGAACTGGTTCTTAGTGAACGGCTCTGCGATTGTTAAGCCTTACGTAACTTCAATTGTTCAGATGCCACGTCTAGCACTTGAAGGTATGGACCCAAATGAACATCTTCGGGTTCAGAAGTTAGCTTATCGTGCAACTTGGGACGCTTTCGGTGGCTGTGGAAACGGTCATCCACGAGAAGTAGTTAGAGGAACTGCTCCGTAATCTATTAGTTTCCTCTTACGGAGTTAAAGCCCCAGTTAGAAATAACTGGGGCTTTTTTATTTGTTAGTTATTAGATTTAATGCGCGAGCTTAGCTCGCGCATTATTACCAAGTAGGTTTAATTCTGTAATCACAGCATGCATAATTAGTCCTCAAGTTATCTGTCTTCAGGTAATTTGTATGTATGTCAACTGTTATCACTAAGAAAGAACCCAAGAAAAGAAAGCCACGTAGTAAGGATGATACTGCGCCTATTTACAGAACCAATGTTAGGTCAGAAGTACTAGAGAAAAAGATTGTAGATGTATACGTACCTCCTCAACCTTGTTGGACGCCTATTAGTGTTAAGCAAGCTTTAGATATGCATGATAGAGGTCAGCCTCAAATGTCTGGTCGTTTGGCCGATACTATGAGTAGAGATTCTCGTATTCAAGCATGTATCCATACTCTAGTCTTTGGTATATTGGGCCTACCATTTGAATGGAAGTGGGTTAGTGATGAAGAGAGTGATGGAGGTTCGCTTATTCCTGCCGCCTCTTATAAACCATCTGAGAAAGATTTACGATATCTAGAGATTACTAAGCGATGGTTCTCTGATCTAAAATCAACATCTATTCTTCAGTCTATTCTTACTCACATTATTAATATTGGATTCGCCGGTATGTCAAAGAGCTGGAGATATGAAGAAAATTATAAGGATACTGGAGAAGATATTTTCATTCCTGAATGCTGGGTATTCCATCCATCCAACGTCTGGTTCAATACAGGTACTTATGAATATAATATCGTGTCATTTGATAAGGGGCTTATCGTCGTTGGAGATTCAAATACAGACGAGAGATTCCAAATCATTAAGCATGCCAATTCTGAAAGACCTTGGATGGAAGGTATTGTTAGATCAGTTGGACTTCTCTATATGGATAAAGCGTATGCACTTACTGACTGGAGAGAATATATAACTAATAACGGTAATCCACTGAGAGTATTAGAAACTATAAGAGAGGATTCTAGTCGAGGAGGATTGGATTTTTCTATTGAAGATCTTCTCGTCGATATCGCTAAGCATAAACAATATGGATTACCTATCCATTTACCAGAGGGTTTTAAACTATCTTTACTAACAGCTAACACTATGATCACCGACAGACTATTTGAGAAAAAGGTTGAACAGGCGAATAAAGAAATTGCCATCGCTATTCTCGGACAGAATCTAACTACAGACGTGTCTAGTGGTTCTCACGCAGCGGCGCAGGTACATGAAACTGTACTACATGATCGTATTAAAGCTTACACAAAGACGCTGAATAATGCTGTCAATCAGATGGTAAAGGAGTTTTATAAGTATAATTTCGCTGGCGAAATTACTCGTGTACCTATTGCGTATTACAATCCAGAGCCGCCAGAAGATAAGAAAATGAAAGCAGAAGAGACTAAGGTAAGACTTGATGCTTTATCCATCCTGGTACAAGTAGCACAGTCACAACTCTTGTCTAAAGAGGAAATAGATATGCTAAAGAAAGGATTAGTCTAATGGATGCTAAGAGTAGAATAGAAAAGGAAGTAGCGAAGCAAGTATCAAAGGATATAGCTTCGCTTATTGATAGAGAGTTCGCAGCTAAAACATCTCCAAATAATAAACCTTGGGCGGCTAGAAAAAAAGATGGAGTACCTTTCGATAATAGAGACAGCATTCGCTCTTCTATTAGAGTCGAGAGTAATGGAAGTGAAATCAATATTACTTCTACGAAACCGTATACAGGTTATCTAGATCAAGGTACTCAGCATATAGAAGCTCGCAGCATATTTCCAACTGGAAAGATGCCAAAGAAATGGGCAAAAACAATAGACGATACAATAGAGAAAGTACTGGAAAAGAATATAGATGATCTCTTAGAAATGGTGTCCAAATGATCTTTATTATTTTCTTATTTTTTTTCTTTCTTATAACTTCTCTGTATATATATCGGTATTTCTGAGTGAGAAAATTTAATACACTCGGGAAAATTTAAGACTTTCTTTCAAGTTCTTTATCAATTTTCTCCAAAGCCATATTCATAAATCTTTCCTGTGTTTCCATCAGTTGCTTTTGATAAGAGGCGAACATATTGAAAAGATCCTTCGTTCCATTACGTTCAGCTTCCAAAGTTTTACTGAACTGCTCGATGATATCTTTTAGTCTGGAGTCATACACTTCTACCATATGTTTTAAAGCTGCCGCTTGTTCAGGAACGTACTTGAAAAAGAATAGATATAAAAAACAGATTAAGAATCCTGCATGAAGTCCGTAAGTTTTGAATACGTACCCAACTAAGTTTATGAATTGATCGGTCATTCTAAAAGTATATGTAAGTGTATTCATAATTGTGAAGCTTCTAATTAAGAAGGTTTAGATGATGTTGTTTCAAGACTTTCTTTTCTAAGCGGCGCGCCGCTTAGAAAAGAAAGTACTAATGCAAAGGTTCTATATATAGTCGTATTCAGTTACATTTTAGATATGTTTTACTCAGATCCTAGAATAAACCAATCTAGCCAAACCTTCCCTCCAAATATTTATACTCTCGCCCCACAAAAGGTAAGCTATACATATCTACCAGTGGATAAAGATCCATTCGTAGCTCTCTCAGTAAACCTATTTGAGAAGCATATCTACGATGGTTCTATGATGATGTTAGAGACTGCTATTAAAAATCAAGCTAGTAACTTCTCTGTTAAAGCTAGAAGTACTGATGGTCTGACAATTACCATTCAACCTTTCATATGTGTTTTATATTCAGGAATGACTCTGAAGATGTATAGACAGGATGTACCTATTACTATCAGTGCCGCCAATCTAGTGCCTTCTGGCTCGTTTGCAGCTAATACTAGATACTATGTATATGCCAATCTAAACGGCACTACTACATCAGTCATTATATCAACTGGTGTTCCTCACATTTACTTACTATATAAAGACAATGCAGGTGCGCAGGATACGACTAATAAGTTCTTGTTTAGCTTTCTTACTGACGCCGCCTCAAAGATAATTTCATTCTATAAGAATGGTCATGATGTTTACTTCCTTGGTAATCCAACTGGCTCTCACGTAGTGGTGGATGGCAATCAACAAATGTATACAGCAGTCAACTTAGGTACTCTCGTACCAAGTCATTCGTCAATTATACTTGTCAAATGTAATATTTATAATGGTGAAAATATGGGAGCCTGTGCCATGTATCTTCAAATTCATGGAGGTACTGCTGGTAGATTGGCTGCATCTCAGATAGACGGAACCTTGACTCCTATCTCTCCATACGATACTACTTTCCATATTCCAAACGATAGTACACTTAAATATAGGGTAGATTTTGCTGGAACTATGGCAACTCCGACCAAAGCCAACATGTATATCATTGGTTATATGGAGTAGTTAATAATGCGCGAGCAATGCTCGCGCATTATTAACCACTTTCTACTACGCTAGTTGACCCTGTTATCTGCCCGCCATTCAATCCAATTACATTACCTATAATAGGTGCATTGTTATCGTATCTATTATAGGTAAAGGTAACTGGTCCACCGCCTGGTGGAGCAGTTCCAGATAAAGTACCTACTGAAACTCCATCCAACTTTCTAGCTATTACTTTCGTACCATTACTATCAGCGAAGTAGACAGAGATGATGTCTGACTGACCATGTTCCCATCCAGTTATTAAAGGTCTAGTCGGACTTCTATTTACGAATGTCATATAACCTACAGCTCCAGGTTTTACTTTAAAATACATGTTTGGCATGGTCATTGCCACGGGAACATCCTTTAAGCCGCCCGGAAATAAATCTGAGTATTCATCATCTAGATTTACAGAGAAGCTAGTATTAGATGTCTGCTCTAGCACAGTCACTCTATAAGTGCTTCCATAGATAATCTCTTTCATATCTGAATTTAACTCCTGGCTGCTGATGTAATCAGGTGGTAGGAAGCTGAAGAGAGTCGTTACAGTAACGCCTGGTTGCGATTTAGATATGGTATTTTGCGTATCTTTTAGAGCTGAGAAGTAGATAGACTGTACTTTTCTACCATCAATAATGAAGCCTGGTTCAAATAACATATCCATAGTGAAGATATTATATTCATTGTACATCTTATCTCTAACGATGTAGGTATCGTTTTCTATAGCATCTGGATACTTGACCGAGATATCAGTGTAAGTTTCCTTACCAATGTATAAAGAACCATCTAACTCAATTCTCCAAATAGCGCCAGGAACTAACTGTAAAAGTTTCTCTAATATAAATGTACCTGATGCTTTGATCTTATCGAATCTATTGAATCTAGTAGCTAGTATAGACTGATCTGTATTCACAGATAACTTCATGCCAGTCGCATTCAGTATCTGACCCACTATATCTTTCACTATGCCGCCGTAAGTATTGGTTGATTCGATAATATCCTTCATTTTATAAGTCCCGGCGGCAATGATAAAGGTAGTTACACCACCAAATGTGACGACTTCAGCTACTGTTCCAGACAATGTTTTATCAAATAATTCTACTTGTACAGCAGTACCGACAGAGATATCAAGCTCGTCAGCTACTCTTAGATATGGTATATCCCACGCACCTCTAACGAATATAGCTAGCTCCATCTCTATAATGTTGTATCTATCTTGTCCTACTAGAAGTTCCATACCCTCAAAGTATCTGAAGACAGTTACTTTGAGGACTAATTCTGCACGCGCAGCGTGCAGAATTAAATATAAGAAATAATCGTGCGCTTTTTAGCGCACGATTAGTTCCAACTATAATGGTACTCCATTATAGTTGAGGTATGATTACGTTAACCGGAAACACAAGTATCGCTACTCTAAAAAAGCAGATTCAATCACCTCAAGATGCTGTAGATAATGTTGAGCAGATCAGCGTTCAGCCAGCAGTTCAAGACCTACTGAATAATATTTATTGTACTATTGACAAGCTACCATATCTAAAACCTTCTCTAAGTATGTACTCTATTGATGGGGCTACGATTGTTGTAAAGCCTTTTGCAGGGCTTTGGGCTAGCAAATTTGCCGCCACATCAGAATATACAGTGCTATCAACAACCACAGATACTTCAGTAACTTCAGCTAATCTATCTCCTTCTGGTTCATTTGCGGCTGATACTATTTACTATCTATATGCGTATCTAAATGGAGCTTCCACTGACTTTGTTATTAGAACAGATGCTCCAGATGCAACTAAAACATATGCTGTTGTCGGCGCCGTTAATAGATTGAATGAAAGATATATTGGATCGTTCATTGTAAAAGCTGGACCTACAATAATGTCATTCTCTATGTCAGATGGTGAATATTCTTTATATTACCAAGCACCTATTGCTGGAGCTAGTCCATTCACAGCTACGGTAGATACAGATATTACTTTTACACTCCTGCCGCCAACTGCCAAACAAATTAAGCTGCTTACTTCTTATATTAATACTGCCGGTGCATCTAGAGCATTAAGTTTGAAACCTAAAACAGCTACTGCTTATTTGTTTTCTGTTAATGCAATAGCAACTACGGATGAGTACGGTCAATATCAAATAACCCTTCCATGTATTGGTACTCCTTACAATGTGTATACATGTAAGTGGAGTGGTAATAATTGTAATGCCTATTACTATTATATTGGATATACAGAATAAGTTTTAAAAAAGTAAAAAATATTGTTTATTTATATTTATGCGCCTTTTAATCACATCATTATTTCTACTGCTTGGCTGCTCAAAAGAGTTACATCCAATTAATAACACTGTCTTTAGATATGATTCCGTATCTAAAGATGTTTGTAGAATGGTTGATGATAATTGTGTCCCGTTAAATGGTCAGGTTTTATATTCAGATCCTTCTTGTAAGAGAGCTTTTATTGGACAGGTAGTGCCTGATGCTAATTTGCCTGACGGACTATCTGTAAAGAATGTGCAGGTAGATGGAGAAATATATGAATTAGGTGACATAGCTTACATATCTAAAGGTACTATTTTATATACAAAAACTGAGAGAGGGTGTGAAGATTCTTTATTTACAGTAGATTCTGTAAGATACAAAACTATAAAGAATAGTAACTAAGATACTTAGCTTCTAATACTCTCATCTCTTCCAATCCGGTTCTATAATTTTCTACCTCTTGTGTATATCCTTTCTTGTTCATTTCCTGCGCCGAAAACATAATAAGACTATCACCAGACTCACTTACTTTTATCATCAAAACCTGCATTGAATACTTCATATACTTGAACTTTCTTTTAGGTATCCTCGTATCTGAATATTTATAATTGCCGCCCTTCCAAGAATAAGACTGTTCACATTCTGCATATCCAACGATAGAACCATTCTTCTTTAGAACAAGGTCAACGCCGTATTTATTAGGGTTCTCTTCAGCAGAATCAAAAGTGAACTCTTTATAACACTTCAGTTTATTTAGAAGTGATAGTGATAACTCTCTACAAAGTTTGTCGGATTTATTAAATGACTCTTCATCGAACTTCATAAATATAAATTAATTAAAATGACAATTTAATAGAAACTATTTTATTTAATTATTTTATCTTTTTTTAGTAAAGGTCAATCAGAGCAGACATTAACTGTGCGCGCACAGTTAATGTCTATCAATAATTAACGACCTGCACTACGTCTCTGAGAATGAACACTCTTCACACTTTCTTTCACCTTATCCGCTACCTTGTTAGTCAAATGATCAGCTTCCTCTTTAGTTGCTGAAGCTACATTCATTGTGATGTTTATTGATGGAGCCGATGTAGCTGCTTTTTTAAGATCTTCCAGCATATTCCATTTAAAAGGGTTCACAGAAACCGCTTCAAGATCTTCCAGCATATTAAAAGGGTTCACAGAAACCGCATTAGGAACCTCGCCAGCCTTTTGAGCTTTTACTTCATAATCTTCTCCAGTCAATCCTGCAAGTTCTTTTCTAACTTCTTCTAGTCTTCTGTTTCTAGCCATTTCAATTTCAGATCCACGAAATTGTTCTACTACAGGAAGTTCTAAAGATTTCTTTTCTTTTTCTAACCTTTCTATTTTTCCAGAGCGTGTCTCGACACCTCCCATAATGACAGACTTTATACCCATACCGATTAACTCTCCGAGATAGATAAGTATGTCTTTTAGACCATTGACAAGTTTTAACATAGCTATACGAACACTAGCGCCGATAGATTCTTTGCCGGAAAGTAAGTCAGATAACCATCCAAAAGCACTTTTAAATATCTCTCCAACCTTTCTAATAAGTGGTGGAAGTGTTTCAGTAAAGAATTTTTTTATATTTCCGCTGTCATTTATAACTGCCAATGGTGCAAACATATCATTGAAGGCATTGCCTATAGCATCTCTAACTTCTTTGGAGTTAATACTCTCAGTTATACTATTTAGAAATTTAGTTAAGTTACCAAATCCAGCATACTTTTCCCAAGGAACTGTTATTAGTAGTGACTCAAATACAGATTCAAAGTTACTGACAGCGCCCGTTAAAGAACTACTAGCTGCCTTAATTGACCAGTCTCCAATATTCTGCATACCTAAACCTTTTTTAATAGATTCAGCAAGTGCTTGAGTTAGTACTCTTCCAGTGAGAGTTCCATTAGCTTTAGCTCTTTTAATAAGTTCCTCTGCTTTGGTAAGACTGTCTACTACCTTTCCGCCATTCAATACCTTAGCTATCTCTTTCTTATATCCAGGCATACTTCCATGTAAAACGTTTACTAAATCAGATCCAGCTTCTACCATAACTCCAGCACTAGCCTGTTGCATTGCTTTTGTATATTGTTCACCTAGCTGTGGGAATTTATATAAAACGTCGGCGCCTAATACGAGAATCTTTTTTACATCCTCGAAATCTTTAAAAGATGAGGATAAAGCATTAACCATACCAACGGCAGACTTAGTATCTAACGTACTTATGTTAGCTAAATCAACTATTTCTTGTAGTCTTTGTTCACCATCACCGAATGCTTTACCTAAAGAGAATATAGATCGCTCTCTGAACTGCATTGAATCTAGTGCAGTTTTACCTAGATCTTGCATCACATCGACGCCCTTACTAGCTATACCGACAACTCCACTCAAACCAGCTTTAATACCAGAGAAGGCCATCTTACCTACTTCAAACTTTTTGTAAGTACCGGCCAATGAGTCAACGGCTTGAGTTACTTTCTTGATCTCTTCTCTCTGCTGCTTAAAACCATCTGTAATTGATTTCAAAGCATTCTGCATATCCTTTAGAGGTTTATCAAAAGCTTCTACTAAGATTTTGTATTTAAAGACTTTATCCGACATACCTCAATTATGCGAGTAGTCTCGCATAATTGGAAATAATCGTGCGCGAAGCGCACGATTAACTCACAACATGTATCGCTTGTAAGATTAGCCTAAAACTAAAGGCGATACTTAGACTGGAATGATGACTAGCTTATTGATTGGATCTTCTTGCAGAACAATTATTTCATTCTTTTGACATGTGGTTATAGGTCCGACTGGAGTAGCTAGTACAACTGCATTCACATCGTTGATGTTGAACTGCTGATAGATGGAAGCTATTAGAGCTTCTCTTTTTATAGGACTTCCAATCGTTAGAGTCTGCGCATATTTGGTGAAAGCATTCTTTACTTTGGTTAGATTTTCAGTCGTAGCTGCGTCTAATTTAATGGTCAAAGTACCTGAGTAAGTAACTGTAATTACATTGACTGAACCTACATATAGGTCAGACATGATAGGCATCTTAGGCAGAATGTAGTTATATACAGCAGCTACTGTGGCTGCATCTACACCGCCATTTAGAGAGGCTAAATAGATAGTAACTGCGCCCGCTTTAGGTACTCCATTCAGTTCATTAGAATAGATAGCTACCTTAGATACATTTAGAGTCGCTTCTCTTACCCAAGTTTCAAAGGCATCTCTCGTACCCATGCCGGTGATGGCGAATTTCTTTTTACATCTAGAACGGACTGAATCATCAGATTCTTCATCTCTTCCGTATCTAGTGATCCAGCTAGAATAACCATTAGCCTTAGTTGGATTCAGTGCATCGAGGCTAAAGCCGAAGAAGATATTCGCACTGCCAGTTGTATTAACAATAAGTACTTGACTAGAGCCTGTCTTGATAGTTCTTACAGCCAGTCTATTATTATCGTTATATGCTTGAAGATTTGCGGCAGCAAATTGTGATTGATTGGCAGTAATAAGAGACTGTAAATCAGGATAATTTGCGCCGAAAGTAATAGGAAATGTTGTGGTAACTACGCCATCAATATATGTAAAGCTAAGAGTAAGACCGTTCACGTTGAATGGAGGTACTAGATAAGCCGAATAGACAACGGCTGGATAGTCAGTTGTATATCCACCGTATGATTTAGTATCTGATACAGTAGAAAATCCTAAAAGTCCATTAGCCGTACCTGTTGATTTAACATCTACTGTAGCTTTTGGACCTTTATATTTCGAGGTTATTCTTAAAAACCCAGCATCATTCTCAGCTAATAAATTTGCATTGAATGACCCAAGACTGTTTAGTAGGTTGACAACATCTGTCATAGTTGCGTAGTTTAAAGTGAATGCGTAAGAAAAAAGTCCTGTATAAATATTTCCAGAGAAATCTAAAGCATCATAGTTGATTTGTATATTTTCTCCGGCTAAGTTAAATGGTCCTGTTAAAGGAGCTAAAAGTCCATCTATACCTAAAACTGTAGCTGCTGTCGGCAATCCTTGGTTAATAACAGAGACGTTATTAGCACCAGTATAAATCTTAGTAATTACGCCTGGAGCTACGTTGGAATTGCTACCAATTTCTTGAGCTACAATTGGTACTTCTGCCACTCTATTTGCTGGAGTTAAGTTAATCGGCGCCGCATTATCAGTTACATATGTATGTCCTAAACCGTCTGTAACGATGAGAGAATTTGCACTAATGGTTCTAGTACCGTTGCCAATAAGAGTAAAGGTAGCTACGCCTCTAGTATATTCAGTAGCTAGTCGTTCTACTTGATAATTAGAATAGGCTAGAAGTGTTAGCCAGCCGCCTGTAGCAGTATCTAAGTATCTACCCTTAGTTACTTCGGCAAGCATGAGCCAGAGATCTTCTAATGTCTTAGATTCAACATTTAGAAAAACTGAACTTTCACTACCTGTTTCCCAGTCTGTAGCAGAGTATCCATACGTTTGTAGTAATCCAATAATCTCAGCCCGAAGGGTTGTATATCCTTTTGCATTGATTAAATCTTGTAATGTCACTGAAATCATAACTACAAGTTAGCTGAGTACTCGTATAATTGGAACTAAAGGTGTCGCGGCGCGACACCTTTAGTTCATAAAATATAGAATCATGTCACGATTTAGTTCTAAAAGTATCTGTCTTCAGGTACTTTTTAGATATGATTTTAACAGCTCACACATCACTTCCAGTTTCAGCACCAGTCGCTTTAGGCGGAACTACACCATCACTATTAGTTGGTTCATCAATGCTTCTAGCAACGATGAAAGTAATTACTTCAATCGCTAGTTGCACACTTATCTATTGGAATGAAGACTTTGGTATTTGGGTTAAGTACCCAGTTGCAGCAGTTGCGCTTGATCCAGCAGTAGATGGCGGCATTCAATCACAACGATATGTAACTCCAAGAACTTCAAGTGGTATTTATATTGCCTATCTAGTTACTACTGGAGCTGGAACAGTTACTGTTTCTAGCGTTCTTTCAAATACCTAATTCTTAAAGGAAAAATGAAATGTCAAATACACCTTTTTTCTCATTAATCGAAAAAGATCCAACCGGAGGTGGTGGTTCAGTTACACCTTCTTTAGTAACCGATATTACAGTTAGTGGAACCTGGACACCAGATGTAGCTGCCAAGAGACACACAGTAATGCTACAAGCAGGCGGTGGTGGCGGTGGTTCTGGACGAAGAGGAGTATCTTACCTGAACTTTGGAGGTAACGGTGGTGAAGGTGGCGCATATACAGAATTTGATGTACTAGCCACAGAGGTATCAGGTACTTATGATGTCGTTGTAGGTACTGGTGGTACGGGTGGAGCTGCTGTAAGTACTGATAATACAGACGGAAATAACGGTACTGATGGCGGACACTCTTATATTTGGAAGTCTGGATCAGGTGAATTCTTAGCTATTGCTGGTTTTGGAAGAGGTGGACAAGGTGGAACAGCAGCCTTTCCAGTCCAAGTTTATTCATCAGCCCTTGGTACTTTCCAAGGTGGTGAAGGCGCTCTTGGAGGTACTATTGGATATGCTCCAGATAATGCCAGAACTGTAGGTCGTGCTGCTGGAGGTGGTGGCGGAGGAGGTGGTCATGATGGAGTTACCGATCAAGCTGGATCTAGAGGAGCTATACCACTCTGTAGACCAGGAACTCAGTCAACTGGAGGTACTGGTGGTGGTGGTAATGCAACAAATGGAGTTGCTCCATCCTTTCCTCTCGGCCCTGGTGGAGGAGGCGGAGGAGGCGGCTCGGCTGTAACATCTGCTGGAGGTAGCGGTGGTAATGGTTCTAATGGTGGTGCAGGCGGTGGAGGAGGAGCCAGTACGAACGGTTTCAACTCTGGTAAAGGCGGAGATGGTTCAGGTGGTTGGGTAAGGATCATCACTTACTACAACTAAAGAAGTATCTATAAAAAATGATTATGAACTAAAGGTGTCGCGGCGCGACACCTTTAGTTCTAAATATAACAGTCTTCTGGCATAATTGAGATATGAGTACTTCCACTACAGATTACGGGACAGATGTAAGAATAGGTAAAGTTGTCACTAAAGTATCTGGATTACAGAACCTAATGGATGCCCTTGTCAGAAGGTTATCAACTCCAACTGGTTCACTCTTTTGGGACTTGGAATATGGGTATGATGTCAGGGCCTTATTAAATGGTGAGATAGACCTGAACTTGCTAGAGGCGGCGGAAAAGATTATAGAAAATCAGCTCAAGCTGGATGAAAGAGTTGACGACGCCAAATGTTTTATTGTCTTTAATCTCCCCACTTCTACTATGTACTTATACATATCAGTAACTCCGTTTACTGATAGAACTTTCAACCTTATCGTTTCAGTGAACGAGCTAACAGTTGAACTTCTAGACTCAGCAACTACCACAGCCTAATTTTTAGTTCTTATAGGTTAATCGTGCGCTTCGCGCACGATTAGTTCCAACTCTAGCCGTCTTCGGATAGAGTTGAGAAATGGCATTCATAGATACTAATAGAAACTTCGATCCTAAAAGTTTTGATCCCAATACATATCAGACATCACTAGACACTTACAACGGACTTATCAAAAACGATCCGTATGAACCTACATTTAGCATTGATCCAGAGACTGGTAAAGTTACCAGCGTCGCAGGTATCTCTCGTTATAACAAGGTTACGATCAATTCTTATATCTTTCCTGGCACATCTGTAGTCAAAGTAAAAAGAGAGAAGAAGGTGTCTATTGAAAAGGGTAAACAAGGCGCCGGAAATAAAGTAGTGGATACTGGTATCGACCTAGCAAAAGTAAGCATAACTACAGACTTATATAACAATAGTCATCTTGATGATTTCAAAGAGGTTTTGAACTTCTTTGAGGGTAAGAAGGGTTTAAAAGGTAGTGCCGACGGCTTTACTATTGTTAACCCAGTGACTACAGTAAGAGGTGTCAGTTCTGTCTATCTAGAAAGTATTGATGGTCCTGAGTTTAGTGGCGGCAAAACTACCTATGTAACTAACTGGGTAGAGGTAGTTAAGGTAAAGAAGACAAAAGCAAATTCTATCGCTACACCAAAACAAAAAGATACTGGACTAGGTTATTTGTCATCTTCGAGCAACGTAAATTTTAATAATATTTCGTCACCATCTAAAGATCCTGCATTAACCCAGCCGCCAGGCACACAACAAACAAAAAGAAAACCTGGATAGAAAAAAAATAAATAAAATTATTTGACATAATCATATATGTATTTATAATAGATATTGCTCAGCCTGACTAACTAGAGCACTCATGATGTAAACCCCATTCAGCGTCGGAACTGGATGGGGTTTTTGATTTTCTAGGATTAAATGTGTGTGATTTTAGATGGCTCTTCCGTCATCAAACTGACCTTTCATAAAGAGGTTATAGATGTCATTATTGTAAGTTCTCTTACCAAATGTTGATGGTTGTGGCAGCTTCTCTGATAGATAAAAAATCGCCCCTGATAAACAATCCACTGCGTCATCATTAATATTCTTACTAGGAAACGATACAAGCTGCTTTAGAACTTCATTCATCTCAGACTTCTGGATATACATAATATGCTTGGACTTAGCTAGAGGTGCTATAAATGAAGCCCTATCGATTTTAGAGACACGTTTCTCATCTATCAGTACTCTTACCCTATCCCTTTCTAGATCGCTCTTATAGATATAGGAGAGTTCTTTTCCTGATGATCCTGGCTCTTTCTCCAATATACAGGTGACATGTTCTCCATCTTCTTTGGCGGCTTTTTTAATGATGTTGAATACTTCGCTCGGTTCAGGCTTCACTAATATTGTGTCCTCTATTACATAAAATGACTCTGTTCCTTTCTTGAAGTGCGAAACTTTCATGCCGCATAAATAGTCACCCTTTTGACCAGAACATGCTTTGTCCCAATATCTACAAGTCACCTTCGGTGTAGGTACTTCATCTACTACAGAAAAATAATGCTCTTTGAAGAATGTACCTGAAGCATCTTTTAAGCCCCAAATACCCTCGACTAACTGAGAGATAAGGACACCGTTACCTAAAGCGTTTGACATAAGAACATCGTTATCTTTCTTTACATCGTTGATAAAGGTTTCTACTCCACTAATACTTTCAGAGCCTTCAAATTCTTTATTACTGACGATGACTTTATTAGATAGCCTGTCGTACTGACGATAAATAACTTCGCCGGAAGTGCATTGCATTTCTCTTTCCAATGGAACGACGCACTTGGTAATCCAATATTTATATCTCTCCCTTACCCAGTCTTCATACAAGTCACCTGGATTTGTAGTTGACCTGATTCTAAGAGGTATATCAGTCTTCGTTCTCATACGGGATGTGATGAAGTTGAATATGCTTTCACTGAACTGAGTCAACTCCTCGAAGCATACGCAATGTAATTCTGAATAACCTTTGAACTTTTCTTTATCCTCGTCTCTTTCACATCCGGCAAATGTAATTTGCGCCCCAGATGGAAAGGTAAATGTTTTGTTAACCTTGTTATATTTCACAGTTGGAAAGTAGTTTCTATACCAAGTCTGAGCAGTACTTAACAATCCAGCTCGCTCTAATAGAACAGCCTCCCTTCTTAATACAAGGCATCTATATTCAGGTCTATTCACTAGAAACTTTCTATTACCTTTCTTATCTATATAGATACCTAAAGAGCTGATAATGAGAGCAATAGTTTTTCCGGCGCCGGAAGCGCCGAACATACAGACATCTTTGACTCCTAATAAGTCAAGCTCAAGCATCTTCTTTTGAGCGTCGCTTATAGGTATGTATTTATTTTTTCTAGTTTCCACCCTAAAAATATAACTAAATACTCTGATAATAAGCACCTGTTCTATTTAAGTATGCCGCATTTTCTTGAAGGTCTTTGATTATTAAAGCAGTCGTAGTCTTGGTAATAATGCGCGAGCTAAGCTCGCGCATTATTACCAAGATCCTTGTGAATTAAATGGAAGCGAAGCTTTCATTTAGTTCTAAATATGCCAGTCTTATGGCATATTTTAGGTATGATTGGACATGCAATGGCTTCAATAGCAAACGAGTTCATGGAAAACTACATACCATACATGGAGGTTGAAAGCTTCAATATCGAAAGTGGAGCTGAGCATCTAAATGATACTGCCTATACAAGCTCGCCCCATCCTTACATCGTTTGGTTTCCTACGGATACTGACCTTGATTCTAGCGCCATTCCGCATATCGGAAATACAGTGGCTAAGAATCTGCGAAACGTAGTACAGAATGTAGAGATTCATATCAAAGCTCCCGATTATGATTCGGCCTGGAGGCTAATGAACTACTTTGTAGGTGCTTGTTATAATGTTATCAGAGGGCCGCAACTAATGCTGAGAAGTGGAAGGTATTCAGATAAGGGGCAGATTCTTCAAAGTGGTGTTGTGTATGTATTAGAAATCGGCATCAGCATGGATATCAAAGACATTCCATATCGTAAGGCGAAGGTTAATCAAGTGGATCAGCATAGCAAGCTGAAGGATGGAACAACTTTAGTACCACCGTAAAAGCAACGGTACTCCGTTGCTTTTCGGATTAATTCTGCACGCTGCGCGTGCAGAATTAATCAAAACGACAATTAAATACAAATTATTTATATGACTCTATTTATTTGTCATTTTCTAGCACCGACGGAGATAAAAGAAAAATGAAAAAAATAATACAATTTAATTATTTTTTTGTTGCTTTAAATCAAAGTTGGGGTGTATTTTTTATTTAGTCATCATGAAAAAGTTAGTCACAACCAAATTCCGAAACAGCCTAGCGACAGTATTCCCACGTATGTTCGAGTATAATTGTTGCGCAAAAGGTACTCATGAGAAGTTCCTTCAATACGCCTTGTTTAGTCCATATAAGAGCGTAAGTACTGGAGCTGTTCTATTTGATCAAGAGACTGTTGCCCGCATTATGGGTAAGGAAACTTTAGTAAAGAATGGTAACTTTGTTAGTGGCCCATATTTAGGACATCTTATTAGTGAACTTAATGGGGAGGTAGGATTAGATACTTCTTCCTGTATATATACTTGTAGTTCAGAGGACAAAGATTTAATACACTCGGGAAAAGTTGCAACTTTATATACAGATCA